GCATTTTAAGAGGCGGACGAGCTCAAAGTCCAAACGAGCCTTATCAGTCTCCGCCTTCTGGCGATTAGTCCAAGTCTCTGCTGCTTCCTTACAGCGTGCTTGTAGACCACCATCTAAAGGAATAGAGATGGTGCCAGAGATGCCAAAGTTCTTTGCCCAGTTGTCTTTCTGTCCAGTTCTTTCTAATGGGGTTGTGGGGTCATTATCAATGTTGGCATAATCTTCAAATGGTTTCTGACCACTGTTGGTAGTTGTAAGGAATGGTGTTAGGTTAAAGGTTGGTCCTTGACAACTTACGCCACCACCGTATGAGTTGGTAACGTATGGACCTTGTAAAACCTGAACTGCCTGGTTTGTTACGCTTCCTGTTGAGGTTGCCTGTGGGTTGGCAACCGCAGTGATTGGAGTATCCCCTTCCGCATATACAGGGGTCGCAGAGACAGTGATAGCAAGGACGGATGCTATTGTGTGAAGACACCTTACTGGGTAAACACGGAGGTTGTGTCGGTAACAGACATTATGGATGTACTGCGAATCACAGTTGTGTCTTTTATCATTCCTGGACCCGAATAAGTTTCCGAGAACTGGAATGGAGCACCATTCTGATAAATGGTATAAGGTGTTCCTACTTGTGGTGTTGCGGGAATATTGATGTTTGTCCCTGTAACTGTGTAACTCCATCCTGTTTGATAGTCAATTTGGCGAATAGTTTCATTTACAGTTGTTGTGGACTCCGTGTGTGAAGTCATTGTGCCGCTGGTAAAGTTAGGCGTAACGGGCACTGCTAGAGCGGGAGATATAAGTCCCGCCGCTACTAGCAAAACGGGAGTTATAAGTCTCATTTAAATACGCTTAACTCGATAGATCTTTGACCAACTGCTTGAGTCCCAGCACCACCAGCAGTGACTGTAGGAACACCAGTGCCAGAAAGAGAACCAGCAAGGGAACCAGCAACACCACCAGAGGAAGTTGTTACATTTCCAAAAGCAGGAAGAGAACCAACAACACCAGATGTTACAGTTGTGCCACTTGAAACAGCATCACCAACAGTAAAGGATTCAGAGAAACTGAATGCTTGACCAGCGGTGTTTACATCATAAGCACCTTGAATTTGAGTCGCAGCAGCAGTGGCACTTGCGGGGGCAGTAAGACCACCGAAAGTTGTGGCGGAAATGTTGCTTCCAGTTACGGCATATGAAGAACCGATTCTGGTGGCGGCAGAAGCAGCACCGTCAACAGTCAGTTGTACCGAATCAACAATCTTATGGGTGATTTCCCCTGCAAAGACTGGACTTGTTAGGAATAACGAAAAGGCTAGAAATAGTCTTTTCATTTGAATTGTGATAAACACTAAAAGTATTTAGCGAGACCACTTTTAAAATTGAATCCTTGACAAAATCTAAATAGTAACTTATTATGTTTAGACCCAACCAAAAGTTGGGTTTTTTATTATGAGTCATTGAAGTGACATTTAGAGCCGAGGAAGGTGCCCCCAGAGATGGTTGTGGTATACCCCCCTTCTATTCGGATGTAGAGTTCAATCGGAGTTAATGCAAAATTTCTTTACAGTAGCCCTGCCTCTCCTGGCAACGGTTACAACCAATGCGGCAACACTGCCATTCGTCAACTACAAGATGCAGGGACCTCCCCCGCCTTTTACAACAGAACAATTGAATCTTGTAGATGAGAAGACAGCGACCAAAGAGGTTGCTCCCGAAAAACCTAAAGAGACAAGGTTAATTTGTAAAGGGTGTAATGAACAAGAGAATGCTACCCTGGCATACTTCCAGGATCGTGGTATTAAAGACAGAAACGCCCTTGCTACCATCATGGGCAATATTAGACAGGAATCAACTTTTGTTCCTAACATTTGTGAAGGTGGTAGTAGAACCAGTTGGAGTAACTGCGGCGGCGGTTACGGACTGATTCAATGGACATCTGCCAACCGTTATTATGGATTGGGTGCTTTTGCTAATAAGTATGGTGGGAAACCATCAGACTTACACACGCAACTTCGTTATCTGACGACTGAAGTTCAATGGCAACGAATTGAAGACAGGATGAAAACTCCTGGTAAGTCTATCAATCGTTACATGGACTATGCGTATAGTTGGATTGGTTGGGGGCATCATGGTGCTCGCACTTCGTATGCTCATGATTATGCCAACCGACTGATCAAGGTAGAGGTTTGATACAATAGAATAAATAGGGAGAGTGCTGCTTACTCTCCCTTATGATTAACTTTCAGTTTGGTAAGAAAAAACCAGATAAACGAGAGATAATAAAAGTCAGTATTATCGTTTCACTTCTTATCGCAGCACTTTCAACATTTACTGGAATCAGTGAAACAAAACTCTGGGATATGTTGGATGAGTTACAAAGAAAATATTTCCCACTTGGTATTCTCAACGAACTCATTATCCAAGACCCAGAGAAGACTGAAAGAAGAGTCATTAGAGATGTAACCAGAGCAATTGATGAGGTCACACCCGAGTATGATCGGATTATTTCCGATTATGATAGAAAATACAAACAAAAGTATGTTGAGAAACCACCAGACGGCAGTGAGGCACAGAGACTGCTTGGTGGAGAAATGAGAATCTGTGCCGTATGGGTTGACGACTGCCCAAAGGAGTAGTATAATAAGAAGGTCAACAGGGGCTCATAGTTAAATGGATATAACCCGTGCCTTCTAAGCACTTGTTCTAGGTTCGATTCCTAGTGAGCCTGTTGGAAACTTTATGTTTCCTTATTCCGAGTAGCCCGCAAGGTGCGGGAGCAAACTGTTAATTTGTTATAGGTCAGTTCGATTCTGACACTCGGAGCCACGCCCTTGTAGCTCAGTGGTAGAGCAATGGTTTTGTAAACCATTGGTCGCTGGTTCAAATCCAGTCGGGGGCTTGACGGAAATAAAACTCCGTCTTATAATCCCTTCCGTGTGGGTAGTGTTTGGGAGAGAAATCTCCCACCGCCTGCGAAAGTAACTCAACGGTAGAGTCCCTGCCTTCCAAGCAGGTTGTTGCGAGTTCGAATCTCGTCTTTCGCTTATAAAGTTCGGTTTTCCACCCCCTTGACAAAAATCTAAAGAGAATGTTAAAATACATACATTCAGGTGATAAGACCTCAAATACTCGTTGAGTCACTGAATCAAACGGAGAATGTCGGTTCTCCTTACATCCGCAGGTATAACTCTGCGAGAAAATATAGAGGTACTATTATGTTTAAATCCGCAATCGCAGCTGTTGCTGCTGCTCCTTTCCTTGCCACCGCTGCGTTCGCTGGCCCTTATGTTGAAAGCAAGACCACTGCTGCTGGTACTATCAGCGATGGTGGTGATTTCACCGGTGCTCAAACCGAACTTCGTGCTGGTTATGAGCAGAAGACTGGTGGTGTAACCGTATTCGGTGAAATCGGTCCTGGTTATGAGTGGAACAATGGTGGCACCAACGAAGCTGTTGGTGTTGGTGAAGTTGGTGTGAACTTCCCCATCGCTGGAAACCTGACTGGCAAAGCAAAAGTTGCTGGTGAGTATGGTTTTGATAGTGAAGTGTTCGCTCTCGGTGGTGAACTGAAGGTCCGTTATTCCTTCTGATAACTTAACTACATAATATAACAATGGGGGTTGACAAAACCCCCTTTTTTATTGTAGTATCATTAACGAGTTAGGAGTTTTATGTCTCTTATTTCGCAACGGGATAGGCAACTTGCGATCACTGCTATTAATCATTATATTGATTATCTTTCTAGTGAAATTGAGTTTTATGAAAAAGAGAATATGTTAACTGATACTGACTACCAAGATCATAAGTCAGAACTACCAGAAACTTATGCTCTTTTAAACTGGATCAAACTGGAATATTACAAGAATGAAAATTAATCTCTGGTATTGTGCTGATATGAACCAGTGGCGTTGGACTCTTGTTGATGACCGACGCCCTGTTTGTAGGCAAGAATCTGGACAAAGAGAAGACCTGCGGTTAGCAATGGAAGATGTTGCCAAAACCGTAGAGTATATGCTACAATGTGTACATAAGGGCGATTAACTCAGCGGTAGAGTGGCCTCCTTACAAGTGGTAAGTCACTGGTTCGATTCCAGTATCGCCCATTATAAATACTCAAAAAAGAGTATAATGGAAACTCTATATAAACTACTTTCTGATACACAAGCATCTCTTTTCTTGCTGTTCCAAAAAACTTGGGTTTATCACTGGCACATTGTTGGACCTGATTTTAAACAGATCCATGATTTGTTTGGTGAGCAATACCAGGAAATACAAGAAGAGGTTGATCGTGTATCAGAGCACATGAGATTCTTGTCAATTAAACCCATTAGTTCATTGTCAAGAGTTCTAGAAGTTTCTGGTGTCTCCGAAGCAAAATCCAATCTTTCCGAAATGGAAATGATTCGTGATCTCCTTGAGGATCATAAGAAGATTATTAGTATGCTTGATGCTGCTGCAGTAGAAGCAGATAATCAAAAGTCAAGAGGAACTGTTAATCTACTTGATGATTTAAACGAAGCACATGGAAAGTTTGTTTGGATGTTGAGATCATTTACTGAATAATTATTAATAGAAAATGGAAAACATTAAAATAAGATGCCGCTCCTGTGGTAAGGAGTTAGAAGGGCATCAGAATAAAACGGTGACATGTGGTTGTCCCAACATGGCAACAATTCGTGGTGATAAGGTTTCGGCAGTTGACTTATCACAGGTCGTTATGTTGAATTCTTATCAGTCTAAAAATAAAAAGAATATCCTATCACAAGAAGATATTATGTGGCAGGAAGAAAGACGCCAAAGAAAAGTTAGAAGACTTGATTTTGAAATTAGATAGGGTTTAGGTTAAGGTCCTTATCATAGACTGCATATTGATAGTTATATTGATCAACTTCACCAAATCCTAACTTTTTGTTTAGGGCAGATCTTTTTCTGGCATTATTTGGATGGTGAATGTTAGTAAATAAAGATCCATCCCAAGGAAGACCAATCAAAATATCATTTGGTTTTGGTGTAATTATTCCATCACCATTTCTAATAACATTATTAATACCATTTATGAAGTAAGACAAAACTTTTTTATTGTCTTCTGTCGTAAAGAATCTTGGGTCTGTTGAATGTTGAATCTGCCAATCAGGTCGTATTGCTCTTCCAGAAGTATTTAAGTTAAGTTTGTTTGCGATGTTTAAAACTCTTTCTGAATCACTATGAGTCTCAAAGTCTTTGTACAAAAAACTCATCTTATTTTTGTATATGACACAGACAACTCCCAAGAATAGGATGTGATCATAATCTGTTGGAATCCGAACAGTTATTTTGTCTGGTGATTCATATATTCTTTGAGATGATTCAATACCCAGTTCTGTTATTATAGATTTAAATTCTTTTTTCATATTGGTATGATGTTCAGGTTCTCATCATATTTACCATATTGAAATCCATCTTCATAAACATTTCCAAGACCGAATCGTTTTCCGACAAGTGCTCTTTGCCTTGTGCCAAGTTCAATTGATGAATCTGTAAAACCTTGATTGATCTTGACTCCTTGTGGTTTACCTACAAGTATGTCTCCTGGATTTGGTTTAATATTCAGTGAATCAAATCCATTGTGTAATGAGTATTGTGCTTCTTTAAGAAAACTAAAAAATACTTTCTTTCTATCTTCCAGAGAAAAGTCATAAGGTTGTTTTGTGTACTTTGCTTCCCAACCAATTTCCGCAAGTTTTGTTTTTTCATCATAATGAATTCTTTGGGCAAGAGATTCAATTCTTTCTTTTATGTCTGGTGAATTATGGTAATCTAAATATTCTAACCAAAGATAACTTTTTTTGGTATAATACGGAATGAAGAAAAGATAGATTGCCATCGCACCATCATTACACATATAATTGATTTGCTTCATTATCTTTTTTTCTTTTGGTAGAACTGGAGATCTATCTTTATATCCAAGTTCTTTTAGAAGTCTTTCAAATTCTGTTCTTTTCTTTGGAGGCAGAAGAATCACTTGACTTTCCTTTTATTCTATATTATGATTTATTATAACTCACTATTATTGTTAAGTAAATGATCACTAAAGTTGAGTTACAATCTCTTTATGAATGGGCAAAACAAACTGAATTTCCAACTAAAAAAGCACCAACGACAGAAGGATACTGTAATACTGATATTCACCACTATTGGTTGAAGGGTGTTGGTAAGGCAGTAACGATTAGAAAAAAATTGATGACGGATGAAGTTGTAAAGGTTCATCAAAATACTGATATTCTTTATTCGGGATATTCTTCTTTTGATTCGGGAACAATTTTAAAACCTCATAGAGACCCAAACATTTATCGGGAACCTTATAAGAGAATTCAGATTCCTTTGGAGATACCTGATAGAGAAAAGTGTTATATGATTTGGCAGGGTGAAAAGGTCTTTTGGGAAGAAGGAGTTCCAAAGGTCTATGAAGTGATGGACTATATACACGAAGGGGCAAATCTTTCTGATGCTCCGATGAAGTTTCTTTTTATAGATGTAAAAAAAGATTGTGTAGTTGACATTTGATTCATTTTGTATTATAATGTTCTTATTGGAGAGATGGCCGAGTGGTTTAAGGCAGCAGTCTTGAAAACTGCCGAAGTGAAAGCTTCCGTTGGTTCGAATCCTACTCTCTCCGTTTTATTTAAGATTTAACATTTCCTTAAACACTATCATCAAACCCTAACAAACTTGACAAGTTGAAACTACCGACTAGCATAACTAGTAGTATTCAACCGTAACCCTATGGATCAGCACACCTACGAGAACTGGGTGAAGATCAAGGAGACTTTTGAAGCCTCTGGGAACATGGATAATATGTTCTATAAGAGAGCAGTTGAAATCGTAAAGACCAGAAGAGACCCTCTGGCAAAGTTTCTTGGAGACGAGAAATGATGGAACCCTTTGATGACGATTATGTAACTCGCAGTGAAGTAAAGGAGATGATAGATGCAGCAATACGACGACACAACCGTAATGCTAGTATCATTAGTATGTGCGTCGGTTGGGTGGTTCTTGCTTTATTTGCTGAAGGACTTTTAAGACTCATAGGCGTCATTCCACCATTACTGCCATGGCTCAACATTACCCTGAAATAATAGGCATAGTCCTACTATTGGTTTTTGCTGCCACAATGTTTTATCAAGGCACAATGATATTCAGGGGGCAGCGTGGTTATCGCCATTGTGAGCGTGAGAATAAAAAAATGACTGATATGAGAAGGCGTATAGAGGAGTTAATGAAAGAAAATGACGACTGAAGAATGGTTTATCTTTATTGACTTCTTTTCACATATGCTCTATATGTTTGTGGCATTTATGTGTGGACTTATTATTGGTTACTTAATTGGATTTAAAAACGGAGGAGGAATGTAATGGCACATTTGCTTGGTAGATTTTTGATTGTATTAGCAATTCCATTCGTGGTTGCTACTCTTTATGTTGGGTCAAAGAAAGGAAGTTATTACGATAGTGACGACTATAAGGGAAATGGAACAGCACACTAGTCAGTGTTGGAATTTTGTTATGTCTTCCTTTGCCAGAAGTTATGGCATTGAGAGAGTGATGAGAGAAGAAAATTTTCATTGGATGGCACTACAATGGTGTGATGATAATAATTACACCTGTGATATTCATTTGGATGACCTAAAAAAGGTTGATTCATATTTTAGAAGATACTATGAGGAATGGAATTGATATGGGATCACAATTCTTAATTCTTGGGTTCTTTATAGCATTTGGGTTTTTCTTGTTCTTTATGTCTATAATCTAATGGGACACTTCGCAGCAGCAGCACTTAACAATCAAGTAGTATTAGGCATTATGTGTTATGCCTTGATTGTTGTGCCCATTATGGGTATGTGGGCAGTCCACAAATACAACTGGCAGCACTGGGCTCCATTTGACAAGGGGCACAAGAAGTAGTATAATTAGTTCTGTTGGGAGGCAAAACCACTCAACGCAACCGGATATCGCCTAACTTGGTCATGGCACCTGCTTTGGGAGCAGGAATAATTTCAGTTCAAATCTGAATATCCGGACTCGCCAGTTTCCTGACTGGCACACTTGACTACATAAAGTCAAACACTTATAATATTCAGGTATTCAAACACAACAATGTCTCTGATTCAAAAGTTCAAAAAGGATGTTAGCACTCTTCAACTTGCTGCTAACGGGGAAATCTACCTTGATGTAAAGAATCCGAAACTTTATAAAAAGGTCCGTCGCTTCTACGAAAATGAGGGCGTCGTATTTTCTGGTGACCCCCTTGACGACTACGAAATGCTTATGGAGTATATTGACCAAGATCTTCAGTCTGTTGAGGTTGGTTGATGAAAGTCGTTAGGAAACCTACTGTTCTGCTTGAGCGTTTTCCTTATCGGTATGTTCAAGTCGGCACTCTTGAAATCAACGGCAAACCTGATTGCCGTATTCAAAAAGTAGACGCATATACTGGGCGTTATCGTGATATGTACCTTTGCGATAATGAGATGCAACTCATTACTGCTATGGAAGACCACGACTATACCTGCTGGTTAGACCCCGATATGGTGCCTGCTTATGTGAAGGACGATGAAGAAGACACGGAGAGTCTTTAAAAGTACTGGTCGGGAGCAAACCCCTTATGTCAAAGTCTAATGTATTCCGATACATTGGTAATATCCTCCTCCTATCAGGTTACTTTTTCCTGTTATGGGGAGATATGAAAATCGGTTTATTTGTGAAGTGTATTGGGAATGTCTTTGTCGTTCCCTTTGCCATCAAATATAAGTTTTGGGACATTCTTTTCTTATGTGGTTTTTATGCCGCTATTGAGATACCAAAACTAGTTCAACTTTTCCTAGTTAAGGCAAACTAGGTGGTGGAGTCAATCCCCTTATGCCCGTGATGGAGACACGCTAACAACCCTGGTGCGGATGGGACTCTCTCCCGCCTGGTTTCCAATTTCCAGTCAAAGAATTGGTGGCGAGCCTGAGCTTAACGAGAGGGGTTTACAAGACCCCTCTTTTTTTGTATAATACATACTATAGAGTTTATGATTTTATGAGTCAGTATATGAAGAAAGCACTGGTGCTAGGTGCTGGTGGTTTCATTGGAAGTCATATGGTTCGCAGACTGCGTTCCGAAGGATATTGGGTTCGTGGTGTAGACCTTAAGTATCCAGAATATTCAGAACACGAAGCGAATGAATTTGTTCTTGGGGATCTTCGTGATGTAGATTTTGTTCGTCGTGTTCTTGAGTACAAAGGAGATAGAGGTAATTTTTATAATTCAGTTCCTTATCGTTATATTCAGGCATTTGATGAGATCTATCAATTTGCTGCTGACATGGGTGGTGCAGGATTTGTATTCACTGGTGATAATGATGCCGACATCATGCACAATTCGGCAACAATTAACTTGAATGTTTTGGAAATGCAACACCAGATGAATGAGCGTCTGGGTAAGAATAGCACCAAGATTTTCTATTCTGGATCGGCATGTATGTATCCAGAGCACAATCAACTCGATCCTGACAATCCTGACTGCCGTGAAGAATCCGCCTATCCTGCTAACCCAGATTCGGAATATGGTTGGGAGAAACTTTTTTCAGAGCGACTTTTTTTCGCTTATCATCGTAATTACGGGATCCCTGTTCGGGTTGCTAGGTATCATAATATCTTTGGACCAGAAGGAACTTGGGACGGTGGAAGAGAAAAAGCACCAGCAGCAATCTGCCGTAAAGTAGCATATCTTCCAGAAGACGGCGGCACCATTGATGTCTGGGGTGACGGAAAACAAACTCGTTCATTCCTTTATATTGATGAGTGTATTGAAGCAACTCGCCGTATGATGGATTCTAACTTTATTGGTCCTGTAAATATTGGGTCTGAAGAGATGGTGACGATTGATCAACTGGTTGATACTGCCGCTAAAGTTTCTGGTAAAACCGTTGAGAAGAATCATATTCCTGGTCCTCTAGGCGTTCGTGGTCGTAACTCAAATAACGATGTGATCCGTAGAGAACTTGGTTGGGATTACTCTCAATCTCTTGAAGAAGGTATTCGTAAGACTTATTCATGGATTAGTGAGCAAATCAATGCGAAGAAAGTTTAATTTAATCGGAGATACTTTTACTCATCTTACAAATGGAAACAAAGGATATTCCGTTCATGGTAAAGAGTCAAAGTATATTGAATGGGTCAAAGAGGGAGGAGAGTGCTCTTTTTATATTGACAGCACTCTCCCTTATGCCTGGATGGATGATGCTCCAAAAGGACCAAAATATGCCTGGTTATTGGAATCAAAATACATCACTCCACAAATTGTAGATCAAGTCAAAATGTTTCCAGAAAAATATTTGGAAACATTTGATGCCATCTTCACACATAATCAAGAACTTTTAAAAATTGATCCAAAGTTTAAGTGGTGTCCTGCTCAAGGATTCTGGATCAAGGAACCAAAGATCTATGAGAAATCAAAGATGATTTCTATGATTGCCTCAAACAAAAGAATGTGTGAAGGGCATAGACTTCGCCTTCAGTGGGTTGAAAGAATTGGAGATCAGGTTGATCTTTATGGTCGTGGATTTAATGAAATCGCCTTAAAGGAAGAAGGTCTTTGTGATTACATGTTCTCGGTTGCGATTGAGAATGGTCAATATGAGACTTACTTTACAGAAAAACTTTTAGATTGCTTTGCCACAGGAACCATTCCTGTTTATCTTGGAGCACCAGATATTGGAAAGTATTTCAATAAAGATGGTATAATTGATTTGACAGATGAATTCGATGTATCTGAAGACATTTACTATTCTAAAATGGATGCCATTCAAGAAAATCTGGAAAAAGCAAAAGAGATGGAAGTTTTAGAAGACTTTATTTACCTTAATTACTTTAATTAACATGGGACAAATTTATCAAGCAGTAAAACCGAAAGAAGTCATTGAGACTTTTGGTATTAAGAACTTTGTGGAGACTGGCACTGGAATTGCCGACAGTCTTTCTTATATTCTCAATGTGCGTCCAGATGATCTCAATGTTTATACTATTGAGTTAATGGATGAACTTCATACTAAATTGGTAGAGAAGTTTGAGGGAACACCTAATCTTCATCTAATCAAAGGGTATAGTCATGTTGAGATGAAAACTATTCTGGAAACTCTGTCACCAGAACCAACTCTGTTCTGGCACGATGCTCATTTTCCAGGTGCTGATTTTAATATCAATGGTGCCACCTATACAAGTGAAAAAGACCCTACAAAAAGAATTCCACTTGAATCTGAATTAAGAGTCATTAAAGAAAGTGGTAGAGATATTTCAAAAGATGTATTCATTCTGGATGATTTGAGAGTTTATAAGGATGGTCCCTATGAAGGTGGCAACTGGGACTTAAGGAAAGTTGCTGGGGCCGATGGTATTGATTTTGTCTATGAGTTGTTTGACGAAACTCATGTTATAATTGAATCGTATGTCGCACAAGGATTCTTGATTCTATTCCCTGTTGATGCTGACCTTGAAGTGTGTAAAGATCTTATTGAAGGAGTTGTAAATTAATGAAGTTTTTAATTACTGGAATCACTGGATTTGCTGGACCTCACCTAGCAAATCTTCTTCATGCTGAAGGTCATGAAATCTATGGATTGATTCGTCGTACCAATGGGATGGAGACTGACATTCATGATGTAGTTCCTGATGAAGTATACAACTCTATTACTTTTTTGTATGCTGATTTGTGTAACTATCGTTCTTTGAGAAATATCTTTGAGAAGTATCAGTTTGATGGTGTCTTTCATCTTGCTGCTCAATCACATCCTCCATCCAGCTTTACTGATCCCATTGGTACGATGGAAACCAATGTGATGGGCAGTGCTAATCTAATTCAAGTAATTGTGGATCATCAACCAGACTGTAAGTTGATGTTCTGCTCTACATCTGAAGTCTATGGTAATGTGGGACAAGACGGTCGTAAGATTCACTGGGAAGATACGATTCTTCCTGCCAATCCTTATGGAGCATCAAAGGCAGCAACTGATGTTTATCTTCAGGAGCGTATGCAGAATGGATTCATTAAGGGATTCATTACTCGTGCTTTCTCCCATACTGGTCCCCGCCGAGGTAAGATCTTCTCTATCTCATCTGATGCTTACCAGATTGCTAGAATGATGAAGGGTCTTCAGGATCCTGTTCTTCTTGTTGGCAACTTAAGCACAACTCGTGTTGTGATGGATGTTCGTGACACCGTAAGAGCTTATTATCTGGCAATGATTAACCCAGAAGTTACCAACCACATCTTTAATATTTGTGGAGATACTCCTCGTAAGATGCAGTTTTTTACAGATAAATTGATTGAACTGTCTGGTTTGGATCATGTGGAGCAAAGGATTCATGAACCCTTCTGGCGTCCTCATGAGATCTATTATCAGCACGGTGACTCTACTAATCTTGTAGAACTGACTGGATTCAAGGAAGAGTATGATATTGATACGACTCTGAATGATCTTCTCAAGTATTGGTACGACAAGATTAACTGATGAACATCATTATTGATCAGGCAGGAGGACTGGGAGACATCTTCTTTATTCAGAAGATCGCAACAGTTTTATCTCAAGAGCATACTGTTTATCATCCAGTCACTCCTTCTTGCTGGTCTGCTGGTGTGGATCAGATGATTACTAGTTCTCATATTGGTGCTCAAGGACAACTCCAACTTCCTTCTGGTGAGGTTGGAGTTCTTGATTTGTCTAATGTTCCCAAATCAAGAGGATCTTGGGATGTAATGGGTACAAAGTATGATGCCGTAGGAATCTCTTATGATGACTGGCAAGATTATTTCAAGTATGAGCGTAATCTTGAACGGGAAGAGAATCTTCGTAAAAGACTTGGATTAGAGAAAGGTGATCCGTTTATCTTTATCAATCCATATTATAGTGTCTACAAACCAATGAATGGAGTTTATCAGCAAATCCCAGAAGGATATGATGGGAAGGTTGTTGAGATGGATCCGAATATTCCTGGTGGTAAAGTCTTTGACTGGTGTTGGGTTTTTGAGAATGCTGAAGAAATGCACTCCGTTGACACATCACTTCATTATGTGATGGAGACACTGGACCTCAAAGCAACACGACTTACGATTCATCCCAGACACTATAAGTATTCTGAAAGAGTCTATGATGGGATTCTTAAGAAACCTTGGCAATGGATTGAGTATACAAGAGATGAATGGAGAGAGATGACTCCAATGGAGGTAGAATGAAACTAGGATTAATTTATCAACCCTGTGGTCTTGGAGATATTTTATTTCTTCAAAAACTAGCACATCATATTAAAAGTCTAGGATATGAAGTCTACTGGCCAGTTGTATCAGAGTTTGAATGGTTAAATGATTATATTCCAGACTTTAATTTTATTTCTTGGGGTGATAATGAAGTAAAACTGACTCGCCCACCTCTACCAGATTACATTCAGTTTCCTGGAATTGAACATTATCTTCCAGAGAAACAAACTGAAATTACAGATGACCTGTTTTATTTTCAAGGTTTTGGAAACTACCAACCGATTATGGCAGGTAAGTATGACAGTATTGGAATGGATTGGAAAGACTGGAGAGATTATATTAAGTTTGTCCGTAACAAAGAGAAAGAAGATAAACTGTTCTATGATGTTCTAGGACTCAAAGATGATGATGTATATGTTCTTGTAAATCGTTACTGGTGTACGAGACCACAAGTTGAAATCTGTGATAGAATATCTGTGAATCCTGCTGACTATGGTGGAGCACAAGTCGTTGAAGCAAAGCATATTGAAGGATACTCTTTGTTTGACTGGTGTAAAGTAATTGAAAAGGCAGCAGCATATAACTTTATTGAAACATCCTGGAACTATCTTTTTGAGACTTCTGAACTCTTTGACAAGGTAAAAGACAAACCAATGTTCCTTCATCACCGTTGGGGTGACTGGTCGCAAACAAGATACTTATTTAATCTTCCCTGGCAATATCAATGATTAAAACAATCAACTATCAAGAAACTACATATCCTCATTTCCAGACCATTGGTAATGCCTCTCAATTTGCGATTCCATTTGCCAAACATGTTTGTTCTGGATTTGGATATGATATTGGTTGTATGAAACCCGAATGGTCTTTTCCTGGATCTACCCCTATTGATTTGAGTTTTGATGATGACTGGGATGCCAATCATCTTCCAGAAAGAGATCCTGATTATATTTTCTCTAGCCATTGTCTTGAGCATGTTGACGATTGGGTTGAGACAATGAACTACTGGTATGAACGCCTTATAGATGGAGGAGTTCTCTTCCTCTATCTTCCAGATTATAGTCAGAAGTATTGGAGACCCTGGAACAACAGAAAGCATAAGCATGTATTTGTTCCAGAGATGATTCGTGATTATATGGTTGACCGTGGGTATAAGAATGTGTTTGTTTCTGGAGTTGATCTGAATAACTCATTTATGGTGATGGGGGAGAAATGAAAATCATTTTTGTGAATGGTTGCTTTGATGTTCTTCATCCAGGACATATTCAACTGTTTGAGTATGCCAGATCTCTAGGTGATTATTTGATTGTTGCGATTGACTCTGATGAAAAAGTCTCACAAATGAAAGGAGAAGGTAGACCAATCTTTTGTCAGGATGATCGTGCTAAAACTTTACAAGCAATTCGTTATATTGATGTTGTTCACATCTTTAATAGTAAAGAAGAACTTGAGGATTTGATAAAAACAATTAATCCTGATATAATGATTGTAGGATCTGATTGGAAAGGTAAAGAAGTCGTAGGTGAACAGTATGCCAAGGCAGTTCGGTTTTTTGACAGAGTTGGAGAATACTCAACAACAAGAACATTACAAGGTCTTACTTATCGGTGAGTCTTGTAAGGACATTTATCATTATGGTGTCTGCGACAGGTTATGTGCGGAGGCACCTGTTCCTGTGTTTGATTACAGAGCAGAAGAGACTCGTCCAGGAATGGCAGCAAATGTCAGAGAGAATCTGCTTTCCTATGGTTTGGATGTTGATTTTGTTACCAACGATCCAGACCAATTAATCAAAAGAAGATTTGTGGATACAAAATCAAATCAACTTCTTTTGAGAGAAGATCTTGGGCATCAAGTAGATCCTGTAGAAATACCTGATTGTAAAAAGTATGATGCCGTAGTCATATCTGATTATTGTAAGGGTATTCTTGATCTTGATTCTATCAGTGTCTTATGTGAAAAGTTTGGTGGTCCTGTCTTTGTTGACAGTAAGAATCCAGATCTCAAACATTTCAACAACGCGATCATCAAGATTAATAATGATGAGGAGAACAAGATGAAGAGTCTCCCAGAGAATTGTGAACTTGTGGTCACAATGGGTAAGTTGGGAGCAAAGTGGAAAGATTATGTTTATCGTTCTCCTCAAGTGGATGTGTTTGATGTGACTGGAGCAGGAGATGTTTTCCTGGCAACACTTTGCTACTTTTATCTACATACTAGAGATTTAAATGTTGCCATACCAAAGGCAGTTTATCTGGCTTCCAAATCAGTTCAGCATATGGGAGTTTATATTTTAACTCAAGAAGATATTAATGAGGTTCTATGAAAGTTTTAAATTTTGTGAGACCAGAGAACGGACTTACTGAAGATCCTTTATACTATTTGAATTTTGAAAAGTATGAGGATGTTGCCAGAGACTGCTACTTGTTTATGGCAGATTTTTATGGTGACTTATATTCTGGTCAGTATGAAGATAAGGAGAAGGTTGTTCTGACGCTAGAAGAACCAAACTTTTGTGTAGTTCAGGGACCGAAAGCAGTTCTTCACGAAAAGGCAGATAAAATCTTGACTCTGTGCCCATACACTGCCGAATTGTTTGAGAATAGAACCTTTGTGTTCTTCCCCTTTAGTGAAGATTGGATTCCAGAAGAGCGGGAAAAGACAATAGATGTATCTTATTTTGGAAGTCTACCAAACGCAGTGCCCTGGCAAGATTACATTCAGAATGTCTTTACCAAATACAATTTTAGATTTGGTCATTACAGTATGGGTAATGTTCCTAGATGCTCTTATGCTGATAAGATAAAGATGCTTTCTGAAACTAAAGTAGCAGTTGTTCATGGTCTTTGTAATATTAATCCAGCAACAGCAGAAAATTATTACAACTTTCCTAGAGGTAAAGAGAACAAAGCATTTACGCACATTGATCGTGGAACAATGCCTCAAATTAAATCAAGAATGTTTGAAGCAGCATTTGCCAAATGTGTGATTCTGTGTCAGAGAGATCCTTGGAATCCGATTGAGCACTTCTTTACTCCAGATCAAGACTTTATGTATTTTGATGATGAGGCAGATCTTGATAGGCAATTGAGATATGTGATTGATAATTATGATATGTTTGACTCTATGAGAGAAAACGCTTATAATAAGGCAGTGAATAACTACACGACAAAACACTTCGTTGAAAAGTATTTAATGTGAACAA